CGGTAGTAACGGTCAAATTTTAAAAACAGGTCAATCATTATACGCGGCCGATATTAATAGAAATAAAATAATAGATGGTGGAGATTTACCAAGATTATTAGGTCAAGTTGTTGGATTAGATACACTTATAACAGTTCCATCAGGATATGCTATGGGTAGTAACGGATTTATGAGTTTACCTACATGGAGAGCAACAGATGCAACAAGTATTGCTGGTCAAGTTGAATGGTGTGTTGTTAATGTTAATGGATATGGTACAGGTCAGGCGAGAGTGTATATTGACATGAGAGAATTTAATGGATTAACAGTATTACCTGAAGATATTAAAAGTTTACAATTATTTGATTTGTATTCAGGACCTGTTGAGTTTGTTAGTAAAGACGGTTCATGGGCTTTCTACAAAGTACCGTCAAGTTTTACAAGTATATCAACATCAACATTTGCACCTTACATTAGAACTATGGGTAATAATGATTACGGTATTAAAGCGGAATTTTCTTTCAATCCAAACCCTTCTAATTCGTGGGGTTCGATAACATCTTCCAATTGGAAAAATATAACATATCCAAGAACATACGTTAAAACAGGAGTTTTAGGAACAAACGAGATTCTTGATTTGAAATACCTTTTATGGGGTGATGTGAATCGTTCACATTCTTCACAAGTTGTAACTAGTTTAAATGGTACTAGTACAGTTCAAACAAACGCTGTTAATAGTTTAATGACTAATACTGCGTTTAGAACTATGGCGACACAGTCAACATCATTTATCAACACACCAAACGATATTTCATCTATTGATGTTAATTTGGCTAACGTAACTGTAACATCAAACAATGTTGAAATACCAGTATCCCTTACCACAAACGGAAACGCTGTAAGCGGATTACAATTTCAATTTGATTATGACCCATCAAAAATAAAATTTGAAGAGTTAAAATCTGACCTACCAAACAGTTGGTATGTTTTTGTGAACTCAGTAGATGGTAAAGTTAAGTTTGGGGCAATCGACCAAAATAGTAAAACACCAATAAACGGAACTAACATACCGTTCAAGTTGAAATTCTCAACAATTGGTAGTGGGGTTGAAATTTTAACATCGGTTAAAGTTTCTCCAATAATGGACGCTAGTGATTCTAAAGGAGTTCAATTAGGAATCAACTTAAATTCAACACAAATAAAATTAACAGGATATAAAAATTTTTAATTATGAAAAGAATAGACAGAATATTAGGTTTAGGGTTTTTAATTACCCTTTTAGCTGTGAGTTGTAGAAAAGTGGATTTACCACCAGTGCAAGTTATTGACTTGGGTACTACATCAACATCAACAGCAATAAAATCAATTACTCAAACAGGTAACATCGTAACTGCTGAATTTGAAACAACAGTAGGTGCAAAGTATTCGGTACAAATTATACCTTTTGGAGGTGAAACACCATCTAAAAAAGAAGGGTTTACGGCAACTGAAGGTATTACAAAAAAAGTGTACGATTTATCAGACTTAACAAAAAAAGACTATGACTTAGTGTTCATAGACATCAGCGGTAAGGAAGTAAAATATCCAATCGTAATAAAATAAAAAATAAAAAATAAAAAAAATGTCAGAAGAAGTAGAAAAACCAGAAAGTACCGGTGGTTCATTAAAAAATGTAATCATTGGTTTCATCTCAACCATCACTTTAGGTGTAGGTGGATGGATAACAACAAAATTAACAGGTGGAGAAGAAGAAAAACCTGCAACTCAACAAGCAGCACCGGTAATCAACATCACAAACTCTAATCAACAAGCAGCAGGTAAGACTGTGATTGTTAACGGAGGTGGTGGTAGTTCTAAAGCTACTACACCTGCACCTAAACCAAAGAAAAAAGAAGGTGACGAATTCAAAGAAGAGGCACCTAAATGGTAATTTTATGAGTAATAATCAACAACAAACAGGTTTTAAGGATTTATTATTTTCAGTAATGAAAAGAAGATGGTTCATTACTGCCATCGTATTATTCACATTTTTCGGTACCATTCTTGCAATATTTGCGGCAATTTTGGCCAAAACACCAATGTCAGGTGAGTGGAAAGAACTACTACTTTTATTATTGGGTGCATTTATTGGAAGTTATGGTAAAATCATAGACTACTGGTTCAGTGACCAAGATAAAGATAAGATGTTAGTTCAAAAAATGGATGAAGAAGATGGAACTTCATTATCTGATACTGGTGCTGGTGGTCCAAAACCACCAACTACATTACCAAGTACCATAGTTGGTACCCTACCTAATACCATAGCTAAAAGAGTTGAAATAGACGAAGATGGTGACGGTGTTATGGATGGAATTGATAACGATGGTGATGGTGTTATTGATGAATATTTCGACCATAGAAACTGTCAACACGTGTGGGGTGACTCAGACGGAGACGGTGATGAAGAGTGTTTGATTTGTGGTAAAATCAAAGACGTAGAATAAACTAAAATAAAAATAATTTTATGACAATATCATTAAATAAAATCAAAGAAAAATTTGCTATTAGCTTTGCGTTCTTGTGTTTTTCTTGGGTAGTATTTGCGTTAGGGTTCCAAATGTTTTTTGTATATCTTGACTTAAGTGGACAAGAAAAAAGAGCATCACGAATTTCAAATGAATTAAGTTGGAAATTTGACGGCACATTTAAGAATGACCCTAATAATATTTGGTACAAAGCACCTAAAAAATAATTGAACTATGAAAAAAGTAATTTTTGTCTTAGGTGCGGCATTACTATGCTCGACATCATATTCTCAAACAATAGGTAAAACTAAAACAGAGGACTATAAAGCATCATTTGAAATCAAAAAAGATATTTCACAATTCTTAGATTATGATGGTCCAAAAAAGAACATCCAATTATTGAAATGTGGTATTAATGATGAGATGTATGAAATGTATCCTGAACTAAAAGAAAAAAGAGTTGGTTTAGGTGTTACAAACATCGTATTAGAATATCTTGATAATTTAAACCGTTTTGAATTTACTGAAGATAAAACAGAAATTAAAAACAGAATGGTAAAACAATTCCAAGCTTCTCAAGCTGGAATATCAGAGAACAAATTAGACGGTAGAGGTAAAATTAAATTAGCACATTATTTCGTAGAAATTGAGTGTTATGACTACTCTGTTAGTGAAGATGAAACTGTAAACTTAAAAGACGGAGTAAAAAATATGTTAGTCACTCGTATCGGTTTACAAGTTAGATTCACAAATGCGGAAACAGGAGCAATCATTGCGGCATCTGGTTTAGGTGAGGCAAAAACAACAAGAGAATTAACCTTCTTGTCTGACGCAACTGTTGACCCCGTTAAATTCAACCAATCTACAATTAGTATTTCAACTAAGAAAGCTCTTGATATTGCATGTGCTAATATCTTAGATAAGATGGTTAAAAAAGGAATATTCTCTAAATAATGAAAAAATGGTTCGGTGTATGTTTGTTATTACTCTTTTTTCTGAAAGGCTCAGGACAAGTTGTAACGCAAACATACATAGACCCGTGTGATTTGAAAACCTATGTTGTAACAATACCCATCACTAATAATAGTGGTGTTACAGTTATTATCAGAGGTAAATCCAAAGTTTTTACTTACGCACAATTTACAAGTGGTGAAGTTGACCAATGGATAAAGAACATATTTGCGGCACCGTGTCCTGCGAGTCAAGTGGTTCAACAAACTATAACGGCCGCGGTATCACAAGCGGCTTCAGCGGCGGCATCATCTGCAGCAAGTTCAGCGGCTTCATCTGCAGCAAGTTCGGCAGCATCCTCAGCGGCTGGCTCAAGTGCATCAGGGGCAGCCTCTTCTTCAGCATCAAGTGCATCTGCATCAGCTTCGTCATCTGCATCGTCAAGTTCATCATCGGCATCATCTTCGAGTTCATCATCAAATGAATCCTCATCATCAAGTGGTGGGTCAAGTAGTTCAGAAGGTGGAGGAAGTTCAGAAAGTAGTTCTTCAGAAAGCAAATCAGAGTCAAAATCTGAAAGCAAGAGTGAAGAAAAAAAATCGGATGAAAAGAAGTCTGATGAAAAAAAAGACGAAAAGAAAGAAGAAAAAAAGAACGATAAAAAAGAAGAAAAGAAAAAGTCTGTTGCGGCAAACCCCATGTTAGTCGCTTCTGACCTAACAACAGCTCAAGGACCTGACCTAAAATACAGTGCGATAGTATCTTTTGGTGTAAGTAAATCGTCAATGGCTGGCAACGAGAGCTGGGGTGCAACAGCACTAGTTTGGAGCACATTAAAACAATTTGCTCTAAGTGGTGGATATACCAAAATGGATTTTAATAAGGGACAACTTAATGCAATTCACTCATACTCCATAACAGGAGCTTATTTGGACGGTAATTACATGAATCTTCTTGGTTACACCTATATCAAACCACACCCTAAATTTGGAACCTACGGGTACAATTTAGGTGCCATAACTTTATTGTTAAAAGACACTAAAGTGGTGAATTTCAAAACAGGAGAGACAAAAGAAATATTCAATACGTCTTTTTCAACCTCAGTGGTTGCGTTTTGGACAAAACCATATCCCTACAACAAAAAGATTACCCTATCCCCACAGGTATTCTTAATGAATTCACCAATAAGTTGGAATTCAAAGACAGGAGAAACAACAGTTAACAGACAATTTGGATTTTTGGTTGGGTCGTCATTTGACTATAAAATAAGTAAGAGATTTGGGTTCAGTTTCAACTACAAAATCTCAGGTTCAACTGAAAAAGGAGCACCACTACTTAGTAATTTCTTGATAGGTTCAAGAGTAATGCTTTAAAACTATGAAAAAGATATTAGACGTTAGACATTTTATAATTTTGGGTTTGATAATAACATTAGTTCTATTACAATCAGACAACAAACCAAAGATAAAGGAAGTAATAAGAGAAGTTCCATCAGAACCAATTCACGACACCGTTTCTGTGGAAGTTGGGGTACCGTATGCCGTTAAAGGTGAGGATATCTACCACGACACCACAATTTACGTTCCAACATATGTAAAAGTAGATACCGCAGCAATTCTTCAAGGTTATTATGTTACCAACTCATTTATCGATACGATAAAGTTGAATAATAACCAAGGGTTTGTATATTTGAATCAGACAGTATCTGAAAATAAAATTGCATCGAGGAAATGGTCGGCGACAGTCAAACCTAAGATAGTTAGAGAACCAGCACCTGAACCACCACCAATCAAAAACCAGGTATTCTTCGGTATTAACGGAGCAATAAGTAAAGAAGATTGGGTGAATTCATTAGGTATGGGTTTAATACTTAAAACAAAAAAAGACCACCTATACCAAGTAGGATTGGGAGTTGCAAATAGAACGGTTGATGGAGTATCAGGTGAATTTAGACCTTACGTTAGTGGTGGGGTTTATTGGAAGATTAAAGTTAAAAAAGATTAGAGTATTTATATTAAAATACCTTTATGGGTTTACGTGAATTAATTAAAGAGGCTTTAGAGCAACAGTTAAACAAATCTTTAATATTAAAAGAAGATATTAAAATTTCAAACGCGTTACAATATCATATTGATAATGGAATGACCTTAACTGAAAACGCATTTATGTTTTATTCTGAAGGGTATTTTAATTTGGTTAATGAAGTTAGAGATTTGTGGAAAGAAGGTAAAATTGAACTTAATGAAGGCGATACCCTAATGGTTGAATCTGATTTAGGTATTAAAGTCAAGATTGGTAAGGAGTATGTCTATTTAGACGCACCTTATATCTATGAAACTGAAGAGGATGTTCTATCTGAAGGTAAAACTTTAGAAAAACCTAAGAAATTTGCGGTTTACACTAAGAGTAAAACAGAAGGTATTAAGAAGGTAACTTTTGGCAACTCTAATTTAATATTGAAAGAAAGTCGCAACTGTTCTCAAAAAACGGATAGAACAACTGCAGGATATTGGTCTTGTCATGTTGGTAGATATACTAAACAATTAGGTCTTTCATCTTCAAATTCTCAATAATGGAAATAGAAAAACTTGAAAAATATTTACAGACTTATTTGGATGATGTAATTTCACCGTGGATAAATAAAGAATTGGTTGGGGAAGAAGATGAACCAATTAAAATGAATGTTTTTCAAATCATAAAAGGGAGTTATCAACCACCAATATATCATATTTTTATTGATATAGAACCAAATTGGGAAGGTAGTTATCGTAAAAAAATAGAGAATGACATTAGTGATTTTATTAAAATTCTTTCTATTGATAATAAAATAAAGGTTCATTGGAACAAACGACCCGCATTCAAGGGTTCTGAAACTCCAAAACCTTTTTACGGAACCCAAGAAAAATAATATGGGTAATATTTTGCCGAACAAATTGTCAATTGCCGAACAAGTTTTAATTTCAAAATTTAATTATAGTCATACAGATATTGGGTATTTCAAATACAAATCACATACACCTACAATTGTAGATTGTATAAAAGAATATCCTATCACGGAGTTCATTTTAGAAAAAATTAAGAAAAAAGAATTGGTTTGGGAATTTGAAATGGAAGAAGAAAAACCAAAGTTATACAACGGAAAATTAATTGTTCTAATATAATTTAGTAAGGTCAAATTTCTTAACAAAGGCAGGAAATGCTTCTTTATAAGACTCCTCAGTTTCATCTGTAATCTTGTTTGTAAACTGCCAATTCCAATAAAACTTATCGTTAGGTTTAAAACCGTAAAACGTGTGAACTCTTTTCTGAGTATCAACAACGTCCATACCCTTCCAGTTTTGTCCCGTACAAATAAATCCACTTTGAATACCCTCAATAATATTTGATTCACCCAAAGTTTCATGTCTGTTCTCAATCCAAGTTAATCTTTCAATTAATTTTTGGTAGAACATATTAGCTTGACCCCATCTTACCGAGGTAAAAAATATAACAGCATTTGACTCAAACAATTCTTTGGATATTTTCCAAAGTTCATCGTCTTTATCGTTTAAACTTGCCCAACATCTATGATATCCTGTTGGATTTTTATCTTTGCCTTTAAGTTTTGCTTTCATTACTCCACAAGAGTTACCATCTTTTCTTGATACATTACCTTCACAGGGTGTAATATTTAATTCAGGGACATCAATCAAAACTGATTTGTCGTTTAGATATTCGTTGATAACCATTCCAAGAATTGTTGACTTGGGTATATCAAAATCGTTCGGGTCCCAATTGTATCTGTTTGAGCATGTTAATAGTAATACCTTATCTAACTTTTGTAGTTCAGATATTGTCCTTTCAAGTTTTTTCAAATTACCTGTAGAGTTGTTCTTTTCGGTAACGTTGTACTTGTCAAATATTTCTTGTAATCTATTATCCATTCAATATAAATACTTCGTATAGTATA